TTTTAGAGGTTCCCTTATATTATACCTCTTCAGTTTTCACTGTGAAACCCATCGCGTTCAGCGGACCGGTAGTGGCCGGAAGCTCAGATTTCGTGACTACCTTTGTGGCAGTAACGCGGTATTTCTGATTGGGGAGCTTGTTCTTGCCTTCCTTGCGGATCTGAGCCGCAAACCCCGTGTAACCCCAGTTGCAGTCACACTGTCCGATGATTCCGGGAACTGCTCCGACACCCTGCACATCGTAGTATTTATGACCAGCAACCGAGTGCTGCCACATATCGTACTTGGTGATGTACTTCTTGACCTTTGCCTCGGATATGTACGCGGCAAGCCACAGGGGATAATCCTTCAGCTCATCGAAATTGAGGTGGCAGCATATCCAGTTGACGTTCGTGTACAGCATCGGCTGATAGTTATGCGCGGCTATCGTGTCCATGAAGGCCTTGCACATCGCCGTACATACAGTCTTCCCAAGTTTGTACTGCGATTCCATCTCAAGGTCGTAGGCTATCGGATACTTGATCTTGCCGTCCAGCTTGTTCGCCTTAATCGTGCTGATCAGCCACTCGGCCTCTGCCTTAGCCTGCGCGGTATTCTTGGCGGTGCTGAACAGATATACCCCGACATATAAGCCGGCCGCCAAACAGCCACGAACGTGCTGCAGGAAGTACTTGTCCATGCTAGTACCGTATGCCGCTCGAACCATAACGAACTTGACAGGATATCCGAGGATTTTTCCGGACTTAAGCGCCGAGTAATCGACATCGGGCTGACAATAGCTGATGTCGACACCTGCATACTTAGCCATTATTCCTCACCATCCTTTTTATCCTCACGTTCTGATTTCTTTTTCAAGACCTCAATTGCCTTTGTAATGACTGAGGGAATAGGTACACCCATCAGTCCGGCATTTTCGATTATGGAGATAGTTTCATTTGCAATAAATGCAATGACAGTCGCGTCCCGAATGAAATTAGACCCCATGATCATATCAAGCTGGCAGGCAACAAGAACAACAAGCAGAGAAACTCCTTTTCTGCAAAGTCCCTTCCAGCCTGCACGGCTCTCCAGTGCGCCGTTCTCCGTCTTTTCAGACTTGTGAAATACTCCAGCGACAATAAGACCTGTCGCATAATCAACGCCCATGAATATCAGCAGCGTGATCAGCGCGGCGTCAAAGCCACCAAAAAAACTTGCAATAGTGCTTCCTACCACGCCAATTGCGGTACAAATTCCGTCTTTCATATCATTGCCTCCAGTTCGTTTATCTTCGCACGCCAGCTTGCACGCTCCGCAAGCTTGTCCGCGTATTCCTCCCGGGTCGCAGCTCCCTCCGCTATTTTTGCGGAGATGTAGTCTGTTTCAGCAAGTTTCTCCTTGAGGTCGGAAATCTCGATTGCCGCAGAAACCCTCGCACGCTCTGGGGCTTTCTCATCGTCGGAACGGAGCACCGGAATGCCTCCGACAAGCTTGTAATTATACAGCCCGTCCGCGTCAGCAAGACCATGCTCTAAATAGTGCCCCTGCGCATGGTGATACTTGTCGCCCTCCCCGCGGTCAATCTCAATCCAGCTTGCACCGTCGACAAACGCGCTGGAATTGATGTCAGTGATTATCCCGCCAGAATCTGTTCTGACGTAAACTATGTATTTTTCCATATTAGCCTCCTTAAGGTTTAAAGTTCCGCGCTAAGGATTATACTACCGGTGGTGTCGGGTTTGTGGCTGAGTTCGTACTGCTCCCCGATAGTCAGTGAGTCGGCAGCGTTCACAAGCAGCTTGACAGCGTTTGAATTGCACCCACGCACCTGGATACTAGCTGCCTCAGAGTAAACGCTTCCATCCTTTGTGCTACTAAGCACAACGTTTTCAAAAGAAACCGAAGGAACAGTGCGGAACGAAGCCGGCGCGTACAGATAGAAAAGCGCATAGCTCGTGCTGTAGGCTTCGGCGAGCCCCGCGCGCAGCAGGCTCCCGCGGAGCACATACAGGTACCGCTGACACTTCGCAAGCTCCGTCGCCGGGTCGGGCGGGACGAACGGCGTCGCCAGTGACCCACTCTCCAGCTTGACCCATGCGAGCTTCAGAGAATTACCGGCTTCGGTGCCCTTGTTAATTCCTACGGACACTGCGGATATGTACTCGCTCTCGGAAAGGTCAACCGATACTTTATTTACCCCCTTGTGAAGCAAGGAAGTGTAATAGCTGTCGACGTAATCTCCAGAAGCGTTCACAGTGCGGATTCTCGCCGACCAGACCCCTGATACTTCCAGGACGTTCAGAGAGAGTGTGTATTTCCCGGGCGCAAGCGGATTTTCGATTTTCTGCCAAAAAGCATGGGTGTTTGAATCTGGATTTATGGCTGATGTAATAAGTATGCCATCGGCATTTGGTCTTACAGAGCATTTATTTCCCTCTATGAACCATCTGTCTGCTGAGTATCCAGAAGAATACGCGGTCATCCCGCGTTGATTTACTCGAAAATCAGGATTTGTCAGCAAATTTGGGTTCGATGGTTCAACACAATCTGTGATATCAGCAACAGTATGAGTATGCCCCACATCAGCCTTGTCACCAAGCCTTTTCTCCAGTTCTGCCCTAGTTATAAACACCAGACTGCTGACATTAACATTAACATCGTAGGTCTGCGAAAGTGCAATTACCGCCGTGAATATCTCCATAAAGTCCGGATAATCAACCGACGACGGTATTTCTTCGCCGTTCGCGTCCTGATATATCGCGAACAATACCTCTGTTTCGCCGTCAGAGGCATAAACACCGACCTGTTTAAACGTGCAGGCTTCCGATATGCCGTCGTTGCGAATCTGCAGCTTGAGCTGCAAACCACTGCTGCCGTCCAGCCTTACCTGTTCCGCAATCAGTACAGTCACATCAGACAGTGTCGAGGAAAGTTCTGTCTGGTCTTTGAGTGCATCGGACTCCACATGCCCGCTGCCCACAGCCGCTCTTGACAAGGTCAACACCTTGCCCGATGTCAGGGATTGTTCGAGTAGTTCCAGCCCGACATCCGTTATTGCGTTGTCATTCCATGTTGCCATCATTAACCTCCGCATATATAGTCTTTACCTTGCCGCCCAGCTTGGTCCCGGCATGGACATCAGCAGCGGCAGTGATTCCAGCAATACGCGGGTCGTAAATTATACCGCGCAAATGCTTGATTTTGCCGCACATCAAAGTCTTAACATTAACGCCTGTTTTCGCGTCGATGTCAATAATGAAAACTGTTTCATCAAGCACGGAACGGATATTTTTATAGTAATTTACCTTGGCCAGGACCCGTTTGCGCTTCTCCTCGTCGCTGCCGCTGTTCCATATATAGATTTTGAAATGAAAAGGAGGACCGTTGTATTGATTCCATTCAACGACCTGGACATTTTCATAAATACTCCGCAAAGCAGTTTCAACCGCATACTTAGTGCCTTTGTATTTGTGGACAAGAAGACACTCCTTGACTGCCTGCCGCTTGCTCTCAATTGACGAATCTGCCTCATACCACTGTATCTTGAGATCGGCGGCGAGAATATCAAGAACCTTTTCCGGAAGCTCGTCCACCCTCGGAAAGACAGCCGAATACTCAGATTGAGCCACCACCTTGACAAGTTCACCCGCAACAGCGTCCGCAAGTTTGACCTTGTCCGTGTCACGGGTAAGCGAATACGGAAAGGCGGCAAGCAGCGCGTCTTTTTCTGTGATCAGCTTACTCATCTTCGTATCCTCCGTTCGTTATCACGGATTTCGCAATGTCGGTATGCGCTACCTGCGGGGTAAGGCGGTCAGAACCGTCACGAAGCGAAACGAACACTGGCGACTTGATATCAACACGCTTTGCACCAGTATCCTTAAGCAGCCACATGAGCCGTGACGGATTTATATCCCGGCCAATTTTCCTGCACTGCCACTCCACATATTCCTCAATTGCGCTGCGTATCGCCGCTTCGATCTCCGCCGCCGACTTCTCGGAATTGCGGTCGATATAATATGTAAGATTCACGCTGAACTCAACGACAAGCGGGTCGAGAACCTCAACAACGTCCGTAAGCGGTCTGACCTTATCGTCATTGCAGGCGGCAAGTATAGCGTTCTTCGTTCCATCATCGGCGATTTCGCCGTTTGTCATTATCGCGAAGATGTTCACATATCCCGGCTTGTCCTTGGGACTTATCGCGCACACGTCCGCTATGCTTGTTGATACCGCCTTTGCGTGATACTCATAGGCTCCCTTCGGACCGGCGGTGCTGAATGCCTCCAACCCGGCTCTCATGAGCTCATAGTATTCATCGTCAGTCGCGCGTTCAGCGCCGCTGTGGGACGTTTCCACATTTTCACAAGACGAAAAATACATAACATTATCTACGTCCACAAGCTTATTGATCTGCCCGGGCGCGTAGCCGTTACCGACTTCGCCCTCCGTTTCGCAGACAATCGGAACATCGACCGTGACCTCCCCGATATTGACCGCCGCATCCTCTGTGACTGTCCACATGAGCGCCCCGCTGCTATCGGTGACCCTTGTTCCCTTGGGTATCGGTATCGCCGTTTCCTGCGGCGCTGACAGCGTAATGCGCACCACGCATTCCGCCGGCTTTGCTTCCGGTCTTGTCACATTGTATATCATCTCTCCGAGTGCGTCGAGGTTTTCACCCGCCGCCCGGGACGGCAGGTTCTGATTTGCCGCGTAATTCACGATTATGCGCTGCTGTATGATTATCCCGGCAACCCACTGAATAAACAGCTTATCAGGGTCTGACGGCAGCAGCGTGTGTCCTGTGAGTTCCTCATACTTGGCGGTAAGGTCTGCAACGACTTCCGCGCTGTCGGTCGAAACAAACTGATAATCAGTCGCTCTGCTCATCTGCTATGCTCACCTCCACCGTTAATGCCATTGTGCCGTCCGCTGATTTTTCAAAGTACACATCGTCCAGCTTTGCACGCGGCTCAAATTCTTCAATCGCGTCCGAAATCTCCACGAACGCTATCGTTTCCGCAGCGTCGATAGGCTTGTCCACGAACTCCATAGGCAAGCCGAATTCCCTATGCATGGGTACCGTTCCGCGCTTGGTATTCAGCAGGAGCGCGATATTCTGCAGTACGGAAAGCAGTTCGCTGTCCTGCTGCAGGGAAAGCGAGTAACCGTCGGCGGCGCTTACCTTGTATGACATTTCATCGCCCCCTTACTTGTTGTATTCTTTGAGTGTTATCGCTACCCCAGCGGTTATAAGCTCCGATTTTTTACCGTAGATTTCCTCGGTAACGTTAAGTTTCGTAATTACCCAGCGATAGTTGCCTATCACCCTCTTGCCGATCACGAATTTAAGCGTTTTGCCGGTCTTTTTGTACTTTTTCAGCTTATCCAGCTCCTCCGCGACCTTAACGCCGAGAATCTGCGAAAGCGTCATGTTGAACGAAACCGTATCTGCGTCGTTTCCCGTGAATTCAATGATCTCATTCCCGCCATGCCGCTTGTGACTTCCGTAAGACGCGGAACTGCTTATTTTCAAGCCCGAAAAAGTTTCAACTTTGTTTGTTGAAACTGTGAAAACAACTTTCCCAAGACTGCCGACTTTCATGTCAACCCTCCCATGATAATGCCGTCGCCGTTGAATTCATCGTTGTATTCACACACCACAGTCTGACCGATGAACGGCAGCCAGCCGTATATCTTCACCGTGATCTCATGCGCGTGTACGCACCCGCCTGCACATTCGATGTCGGGCGACTTCCCGCTGATCTCATCAGGGTGGCTCTTGGTGTATTCCGCGCCGCTGCTCAGCTCCCTGTCGGCTGACGCGTGTTTCTCGCTGACAGTCCACGATTTTCCGTCCGATTTCAGCGCCAACGTAACGAACGAAGAATGATCAAGGACAGGCAGCCAGTCCGAAACGATGTCCACATCAGGAAACCTGACCCTTGCCATTCTTTTTTTAACGTCCACAACGGTGACCATTCCGATTCTAAACATCGTCAACCTCCGTAAAGTATCTGATTTACCCGCGCCTGCACCTGCTCATAGCTGTGTCCAGCGGCTTCAAGCAGTTCCTTGCGCTTGGGATATACGTCCCATTCGCCACGGATCACCTGCATAGCCAGCTCTTGTATCTCATCGCTGCTGTCCGTCTTGCCCTCGCTTGCCTTTTCGCTTTCCAGGCATTTTCGCAAGGTGACCTGCGTAGTATAGCCGCTCGAAGATATGCTGTGCTTAGCGGACTTGACGATGTACTTACCATCGCCAAACCCGAAATCACACAGTTCAACAATGTTTCCTGCGGCAAGCCTGAGGTCGCCGGGAAACGTAAATGTCCCGGTGATTTCAAACTTGTTGTGCAGACGGAGCAGCTTGTGTGCGAGTTCCTGCGCCTCCGCCTTGCTTGATACGCGCTGGCACACCTGTAAGCATTGCTGATTGTCGCTGTTCTCGTTATAATTCTCAGCATACTCGGTCGCCGAAATAACCGCGCCGCTCGTGGTGGTGTAGTACACCCGGCATGAAGTGTAGCAGTTGTTCGTGCCGGTGGAAAGCTTGTACTTAGTGTAGCCGCCATCCTCGCCGAATTTTATCTTTCTGACCGCCTTTTTTCCCTCGTAAGCCGCCTGGTCGAACACCACCAGAATATTATTGGTGGCTTTCAAGGAGCAGCCGGCATTATGGCACAACTTCTGAAGGAAAGCAATATCCGATGTCTGATACTGCTCCACGCGGGAATACCTCGGATTGAACTCGCTTTCAAAAAGCACTCCCATTCCATTCTGCCGCGCTATCTGACCTGCTATCTCTGAAAGTGTGATGTTCTCCCACGACTTGGATTTCAGCGTCTGCCGCACGGTATTGCTGAAAGCCAGCGATGTTGCTTTAATGGTAACGGTCGCTGGCGGGCCCTGTGCGTCTATGCTGTCAAGCTCGAACTGACCGCAGTCAAGTACTGCGTCCTTGCCATCGTTGTTCCCGTTTCGGAGTACAATGACGGCGGATATCTTAAGCCCCTTACCAGTCTGAATCTGCGTGTTAGCCGTGCTGCCAGACTTCTTGGAGCTTGAACTTTTTGTGGAGCTTGAAGAACTCGAAGAGGACGAAGAACCGCCCCCGCCGACGGATTTAAGATTGGTACCCTTTATGTATCCATTCTTGCCGGAATAGGTGATTTTCGCCCAGCTCGAATAAAATCCGTGAACCTCAACGATAGTGCCGTAAGGGAGTTTGCCGATCACCTTGTATTTCTCGCCAGCGCCCTTTCGGATATTTACGCCCGTTGAGGCGGTCACTCTGTATCTCGGTTTATCGGTACCCCCGCTGTCCGAGGAACTCGAACCTGAAGACGTTGATGTCTTTGTGCTGCCCTCCGGCGCGGCGGATATCACCGAACCGCCCAGCGCACCGCCATCAATTATGCTGTTCAGCCATTTCCGCAGCCATTTGCCGTCACGGTCGCAGACCTTTATCTGCAGGTCGTCAGCCTCGTCCTCTTCGTTGTCCGTGTATGTGAAAGAAAGCCAGTCCTTATTCACATACACGGATATGTCCACGCCGTTAAGAACTACCTGTGTTTCGGCACGGCGCGCAAGGTGCTTGTCGCTCATCCGCTCACCTTCTTCCACGGCGGCAGGTTGTCCGCCGTTATTCTGTCCTCAACATCCGGAACACCGAGGACAACGCCCTCCGAAAAGATGTAGATGTATCGGTATTCAGGATTGGCATTAATAAGTACGTCCGTGAATTTCACATCTCCGTACACCTGGTGGGATATGCTGTCCCACATATCGCCCTGCTGCGTCGTATATGTGATCAAGCGTACACACTCCTTTGCCTGTCTATTCCCGCTTCATTCAGCGCGTCCTTTACCATGTCAATAAGCTGCTCGGACATCTCCTGCAGCTTTTCCTCGGTCATATCGCTAACTTCTCCGTTCACAACAAACTGGGGCGCTATGGTGATCTGTGCGCCCGAGCCGCCGGAAAGCAGCGCCCTGGTGTTATCCGCGTCAACAACTCTTTCACCGCCGCGCATAGCCACAAGTTCCGGTCCTTCCTCGCCTACAAGGGCAATGCCATTTTCTGCGTAGTCAGTACCGCTTGCATAAGCGTTCTCAATATCATGGAAACCGCGCACGCTTCCCTCATACGCCTTGTCAGAAGCGCTCGCCCCTGCCAGGGCCTGTGCAGCGGCTGCCGCAACAATATCCGCCGCTGTGGTGACCGAGCCTTTCCCGGCAAGGATAGCGTCAGCATAAGCCTGTATCGTAGCTTTTGCCGCTTCTTCTGCCTGGTCGCTCAGTTTCATATCCTCAACGGCTTTTTCCATGTCGTCAACGATACCGTCCATTGTATCATCAATATCGACCTTGTAATCGGCAAGCGATTTAGAAACCTCTTCCTGCGCCTTTTTCTGCTCCTCAAAGTTCGTGACCATGGTTTTCAGTTCTTCATCGGTCGCGTCAGCCATGCCGGCGATGACGTTCACCGAATCAGAAGAACCGTCCGCGAACGAGGCAATCACATCTCCCAAGCCCTCAATGTCGCCAGTCCTCTTGGATAGCGACTCAAGGTTATAGTTGTAATTGTCCCAGTATTCTGTCTGCGAAGAAAGCGCGTCATTGATAGTCTGAATGCTTGTCGGTAGAGTTTCCTCAGCATTTGTCCAAAGGTTGTATTGGCCATTTACACTGTCGTAAGCCGCCTGATATGCATCGTTGTAAGCCTGCAAAAGCTCGGTTGTCTGGTCGGTGACGTCGTTTACCGCTATGGATACCGCGTCATATGCGGAAACCATCTGCTCAGAAGCACCGGAAATTACATCGCTGTATTCTATGCCGACGCTTTCGCACTCAGCAATAGCCGCGTTGACCTCTGCCAAATCAGAAAGAACCTTGCTTCGTTCTTCTGATGCCTTGTTAAGATCCTGTGTATAGTCACTCTTTCCGAAGATGTTTCCGAGAAACGAGTAATCAAGAGTATTCTCAACGAAACTCTTTTCTCTGAAATAAGCCTGATTATAAGCAATCTCGGCTTTTTCAGCCTGCTCCTGCAGTTGCTGCTGCTTGATAGTCAGTTCTGCAATATTATCTTGTGCCGCTTTGTACTTTGCCTGTATGCTATCCGAACCAGCAGCCCTGTCAATAGCAGCGGAAAGACCATCAAGCTTGCTAGTCACGTTCTCAACATTAATGTCGAGCGAGGGATACAGCTCGTTTAGTTTTTCAAGAATCGGCTGCATAAGCGCTTCTTTATGTGCCGCCGTTTCTGATGAAGAAGCTATATCTTTCAGCTTTGCCGCCAGTATTTGTGCCTGCTCCTGCTGATCAGCAATTGAATTGGTTCCCTCATGGTACGAGGAAAGCAGGTCAGATGTGGAGTCATGCAGAGAATCTATCTCCGAATACAGTTCCGAGACGGAAAATGACTGCTGCTCAATAGCGGCAGTTGCCTCGTCAAGGTCATATTTCAGAGCGCGTGCCTGGTCTGAGGTTTCGCCGCATGTATCGCAGGCGGTCTGATAGTCGCTGTTAAGCTGTTCGACCCTGTCATGCTGTTCCTGCGAAGCTGTTGTCAGTGTCAGCGTTTCAAGCCTTGCCGCTTTCGTTGCCTCAGAGTAACCGATGATTCCTGCCGTAAGTGCAACGACCGAAACCGCAATGATTCCCGCTGGATTAGCGAGCATTGCCGCATTCAGCTTCATTTGTGCGCCGGCGGCGGCAAACTGTGCCGCCACGTTCTTTGAAAGGTTGATATTCAGCAGCATGAGCAAGCCGTTCTCGCTTGCCTTTATGCCGATTCCAGCCGCCGAAAGAGCGTTAGAAATCTTTTTCACCGCCGTGAATGCCGTGTAGCCTGCAACAACAACGCCGATCTCCGCGCCGACTGCCATGATAGACTTGACAACAGCGGGGTTTTCCTCACAGAATTCATTTATGCCGGTCATGATCTGTGTGCCTGTCTGAGTAAGCCTGCGGAGCTCATCTTCATACAGACTGCCGACAGTCATCTTAAGACCGTCGGTGGCAGAATCAAGCAGCGTAACATCGCCCTGCAGGTTGTCAAGCTTGGTGTCAGCCATCTTCTGTGCAGCGCCGGAACAGTTGTTTATCTTCTCGGTAAGGGACTGGAAGTCCTCGTCCGAGGCGTTGATCATTGCAAGCAGACCGTTGCATCCACGCTGTCCGGCAATCACCATAGCGTTCTGGACACGCTCTGCCTCGGTCATCTGCTCAAAGTAGCCGCGAAGTTCGATTATGGCATCGGAGAACTCGTCAATAGTGCCGTCAGCATTTACCGCAGAGTATTCGATTTCTCCGAATGCATCAGCTGTGAGGGTCGCACCGTTGAGCAAGCCGTTAAATGTGTTCTTCAGCGCGGTACCTGCAACAGAACCCTTAACGCCCGCATTAGCCATAAGACCAACGCCGACCGCCATATCTTCAATACTGTATCCGAGCGCCCCGGCTATCGCGCCCGCACTAGAAAAGGTTTCGCCCATGGTGGCAACGTTGGTGTTGGAGTTCGTAGCGGCCGCTGCAAGCACATCAGCAAAGTGCGCGGTGTCCTTTGCAGTTAGCCCGAACGCGGTCAGGTTATCCGTGACGATATCCGATACAAGCGCAAGGTCTTCACCGGAAGCGGCGGCAAGGTTTATCATGCCGTTCATACCGGAAAGCATCTCGTTCGCATCCCAGCCTGCCATACCCATGTAGGTCATAGCCTCTGCCGACTGGTTTGCAGTAAACGAGGTCTGCGCACCGAGTTCCTTTGCTTTGGCGGTCAGTTCCTGCATCTGGACTGCGTTCGCACCGGATAGAGCCTCGACAGTACTCATTGTGCTGCCGAACTCCATCGACACATCAATGCATTCCTGATATGCGTCCGCTATCTTCTTCAGCGCAGTGCCGATTCCCGCCGCCATCATAGCCGCCCCGACGGTTTCAAACGCCGTTGCGCCGGCGTCACCATATCTGGCGGCTTCCTCAGCAGCTCTTTCTTCCTGCTTGGTCAGTTCCTCGACCTGGGTTTTCAAGCGGTTGCTTTCACTTGTAAGCTGGTTGATATCAATGCCTGCCTCAGAGAGCTTCTGACCCATCTGCTGTAAGCGCTGATTTTTGTCCGCAATAGCCTGTTCGGTGTTCGCAATGCGGTTTTTCAGCTCGACTTCGCGCGCCGAAAGCTGCGCCTCCTGCACCGTAGTGTCCTCGGTGCTGTTTTTCAGCTTTGCAAGTCCGCTCTGAGTGATTTCGAGCTGCTTTTCATATGTATTAAGCTGCTTGGTAGACCGTTCAATGCCTGCCTGCTGTTTCTGATAGGCGCTGATATCGCTTTGCTGCTTATTCAGCGTCTGTATCTCCTTCTGAGTTTTATCAAGTATCTTCTGGGCGGAGTTGAACGTTCCCTTGAAGTTCTCACCCAGCCGCGCGCCGAGTTTGAACAACATTTCATACTGCTTGCTTGCCATTCAACCCTCACCCTTCCTTACTTCTTTTCCGACTCTTTCAGGACTTTATTGTGCGTAATAATCCACCGCTGTATTTCTTTAAGTGGCTGCCCCAGCCAAAATGGGATAGGTGCATATCCGTTTTGCGCCAAAATAAGGATATTGCGCCTTAGCGTCTCGACTGTGCAACACCGGACAAGAAAAAACGCGCTCTGTTCTTTATCCTCTCGAAATCGATGATGGAAATCTTGTTGAAAAAATCCCTGCCGACAGGCTTTGTACAAGCCTTGGCCGCCATAAGGATAAGATAATTTGCGTCGTTGATAGCGCCGTAGTACATGGTCTTCCCGCGGGATACAAGCTCTTCCTCAATGTTCAGAGCGTCCGCGCCGGTGAGCTTGTCAAAGTCAAATGCAAGCTCGGTTACCTCCTCACCGTTATACATAACGGTCTTGGTCAGGTGAAGTACATTCTCAACGCTGGTGTTTTCCATGGTAGCAAGCTCCTTTTCTACAAGCTCGTCCATGTTCTCGGTCTTTTCAAGGTCAACGTTTGTCTTTGCCATAATTCAAAATTCCTCCTCGAATAAAACGCCGCTCCCTGCGAAATGCAGGGAACAGCGATAGTAATTATCAGGACATACCCAGACACTTGCGGATCTCCGCCGCTCTGTCCTTGCCGGTGTGGTCGATGTAACGGAAATTCAGCGGGTCAAACTCGCAGAGTTTCTTGCCGTTCGCGTCTATTTCCGCATAGTAGTGTACCGCATATTCGCCGTTCACTGCGATAGGCGATGCGTTCTTGACCGTACCACCGGTCAGCTTTTTCGGAACAACGCGCATGATTATCTTCTTCTGCTTGGTTTCCAGTTCGCCGCCGCTGTAATTGTAGTGCTGGTCGGCACGCCACAGGGAAAGCGTATGGACACGTTCCTCGGCAAGAGCATACGCCGCCTCGTTTGCGTGATTGAACTTAAACGTTGTGGTCATAGCCTTGAGCTGAGCCATAACAGGTATCTCAATCTCACCGAGCACCCCCGCGCCGCTCACATTGAATACCATATTTTCAAAATCCGGAAGGTCTACCTCCGCAACTCCGTAAAACATCTTTTCGTCCTCATAGATGGCATAGGAGATTACTCCCTCGTCAACTCCATTAGGCATTTCGCAGTCCTCCTTTCTTAAGAACCGAGCGCGGCTTCAAGCATATCCACGCTGTACTGAACGTGCATATCTATCTGCTGTGCAGGAATAGGCGATGCCGCCTGACAGTCAAGACGGAACATTCCGTTCATGAGATTTGTGACAGGGTTCAGCTCACTTGTATATGCGATTTCGCCGCCGTAAAGCTTGCCCTCTGCTGTAAGGCCATTGAGCCATGCATTGAACGCATTGATGATAGCGTCACGCAGCGCGGGGGTCAGAGGCTTGTCGATGTACTGCCAGAATGTATTGATGAACGTGTTGCATATCCAGTCCTGCACTCTGTTGGTGCAGATGAACATCTTAGCTACATCGCTCGTCTTGGGATAGCAGCCCAGATAGTTGCCCCACAGGGTCCAGCCGCCATTGTTAAGTACGGTAACCACTCCGGCAGATACGCTGATAACGTCAGCCTGCGGAAGTGAAAGCGTTACCTCAGTGCCATCCGCGCAAACCGCGCCGGTGATGGATACGGACTTGTTGGACGGAGACTCATACGGGCAATCGGCATTGTCGGAATCCACCTTTGCGATAAGTCCGCACACGATAACGGAAATATTGAAAAGGTAATCGCCGCTCTTGACCATCGGCCAGCATACGATCATGTCCTCGGATACATAACCGTTGTCGGTCTTGTACTTAAGCACCTTGGAATAGTCGTTGACCGTCTTGGTGTTGATGTCCACGACCGCCTTGGCGCGGAACAGACCGTTGATACTCGGCGCTTTCGCCGCCATCACCGCCGCCACTGTCGGATCCGTTGACCAGCCGGGGGCGCATATAAGATCGGGAACAATGCCGACAACGCTGCGGCACATTTCAACTGTTTCCACAGCCATTTCAACGTCCTCAGCCGTGATGGTGGAAAGGTCTGCGACATCATAGCCTATCTTGAGCTTATCGGCGCTGTAGCTTGAAGAATCTGCCAGCAGCTCGATACACAGCGCATTGCCGCTGTAATATGCCTCGTAGTCGGTACCTTTTGTCAGCGCTGTTGACGCGCTTCCAGCCGTTACCTTAAGATCGTCGTTTATGATAGCGTCAGCGGTAAGCTCCACGATGTGGTCAGTTACCGTGAATTCCTCGACTGCAACAGCCTTCTTGTGCTTTGCCGGGTCGAAGATGTTGTAGAATATCGCCGGCGACATGCCCATGAGTTTATGGTATCCGTACATTGCCTGGCAGAGATTCCACTTGGGCGAACCGTCCGCGTTTCTCCACTCGGTGCTGTAGCCGCCGAGTTCCTCTGCCTCGCTGAATCCGGACGAAAGCTGGGGCTTGCCAGTGTAGCCCTTACCGCGATGGCAGGGCCATGCGCCGATGAAATAAGGAATACCGACCGCTGCGGTCTGCACCGCAACAACGCCAGTATCGTCCTTATATGTGTTTATGCCATGTTTTAAAGCCACGGTTTACTCCTCCTTGCCTGTGATTTTCCTGATAAGCGCGTCATACGGGATGTATATACCGCGCTTTTCCTTCAGGGCGCTTTTTGCCTTTGCAACGTTGCGGTCTGCGACAATAAGCCGCTCGATCTGCGGGTAATCCTTGAGCTTTTCGCCGAACGATTCAATAATTTCAGCCTTTGAGCCGAAATATATCCTGCCATTCGTGACAACTCCGCGTATCGAGGGACCTAAATAGACCCAGACCCTTGACTCTTCCACCGCGTTCTGCCCGCCCTGCTCCGCCTGTTCCGGCTGTTCGGACGGTACTTCATCGCCGATGGTCTTTACCTCAGACATTTCCTCCGAAACGTCGGTTTTCCTTGCCAAAGAAATCAACCTCCCTCTGTATTGGTCTGATGTGAAATGTGCCTATCATTTCGCCTGCGTAGTAGGGCGCGGTATCATCGGGATAGACGACCGACTCAACTCCCTCCTGCTCGTCAAGCACGAATTCTTTTCCTATCTGCACCTGTTCAAGCAGCCGCTCCTGCACCCTGTCCATGAGGTTGAGGAGCATTACAGCACCGTCCTGCTCGTCCTGCGAGTACACGCAGAAGATAAAGCGCACCGCCGCCGTGTATTCGGGATTAGGATAGCCGTTCTCGCTCCGATGGTGCTTGCTGTCGATGAACTGAACGATGATATACGGCGCGAGTTTCTTTGCCGAATTGCTGTCAGGCAGACGCATGAGATACACCGCCGGAACACGGCTTTTCTCCTTTGCGTCGCCTTTCTGGACTGCCTCCGGAAGAGAAATGTTCTTTATCGCGTCCTCGCAGAACGTTTTCAGTTCCTGAATGAGTTTTACCCTTGTCATGGTTACCTCCAACCGTTAAGCAGCGCCGTTGTTTCATGCTCCATGCGCTCCTCAAACACCTTGCGGACATTGTCGCCGACCGTATTTGCAAGGGTCGGATTCGCCCCCAGCATCTGCGGAACGGACGGACCGAACTTCTGCTTTATCGGCAGTCTGCTTGACCCGTACCGTTCAAAAAGCCCGATGTGTCCGCTGTCCATCGTTGCACGGAAAACGTGTTTCAGCGTTTCGCCGGCGGTGTTCCGCTTGACCTGCACTCTGTACAGCCCGGAACTGGTGATTTTTGCGTTGAACCGGATAAGCGGAACATGAAATCCGCGAAAACTAAGTCCGACGCTTATTTCATCGCCGGACTTCTGAATATGCTGCGAAGACTTGGTATACTTCTTGAAGTCGGACGTATTCAGCGAATAGTCCTTATTGACTTCACGCGCTACAGCCGCCGTGCCGCTCGTTGCGGCGCGGGTCAGGGAAGAACTGGCCGCTTTCTCAATGCCGCCCGGTATCCCGGCTAAGAGCTTGGTTGCCCGGTCGAGCGCCTTGGAGCTGCCGGAATCATCAGCAAGCGAAATGTTGACGATTCCGGAATAATTGCCGCCTGAATAGCTGTCACTCATCGTAATACCTCAGTTCCAGCGTGATAAACCCCATATCACATTTGGACGTAACTACCGAATACTTGCGGAAAAACGTCTTACCCAGCGCCTCGCCGTCGTCTATCTCAAAGCGATGTCCCTGTTCGGGGATCACCCCGTCAAGGTCCTTCTCGTTGATATAGGCAACGGCGGTCACAAGGTATATACCCTCAGCATGGTCGCTCTGAATTATAGGTCTGTCAGACTGCTTGACCCGCTGGAGAATGATCGGTATATCTGCATACACCTCTCCGTCATATTTCACCGTGTGACTTTCCGCAAACTCCTCGGTGTTCATCAGCACATTAGCGATATCGGACTTTACCATGTCCTTAAAGCCCATTATTCGCCCTCCGAATCATCGGAAAGCGCGTCGGCGAAAAAGTCGTCAAGCGCCTTGATGAGCTCCTGCTTGGTCGCAGCTGCAGATACCTCAATGCCGTATTCGTTTGCAATCGACTGCAAATCGGCTTTTGAAGTGTCCGGACCGTACTGCGGTATGCCGAAGTCATCGCCGGCGCTTTCGTCATTATCATTGTCATTACTTTCAGACTGAACCTCGCCGCGCTCGGCACCGTCCACCGCCTCCGCGATACCCTCGCGGACAAGCCTTAAGCCCAGTTTCTCGTCAACATCAAACGGCGGGTCCTTGGGTGACTTGGGCTTGACGATACCGTTAACCACCAACCCGAATGTGGTGTTTCTGATACGAATTAACACTGTATGCCTCCTATCAGCCTACAACCTTGCTTGCGAAGATATAAGGGGTATAAACCCTAGGCATTGCAATAGGTCTGGAATACAGCTCGACTGCTCTGGTGTTGTGCTTGTTGTCGACGAAGAGCTTGGAAACTCTCGACTTTGCGATGGTCTCAAAATTATCCCTGCCATAAGGCATGAGCGTTATAGCACCGTAAGCCACACGTCCGCAGTTCGGGAATGTTACCATTGCCGCGTCCTTGGGGAAGTAGCTCTTGGTCTTGCCGTTCTCGTCCTCGTACTTATTGCCCACAACGATAACTCTGAGGGTGTGCCCTCTGAAATTGAATGTACCCAGTTCGCTGATACCGGGCATAACGATACGCTCGTTTACAGCGCCAAAGTTGTAAGCGAGAGTCTTGTCCAGCATTACACGGAGTTCCTCGTTCTTATAGAATACATCGGCAACATCAGAGCCGATAAGCAGGTCGGCAGGCACCATTCCGCGATCGGAAAGCAGCTCGCACATAGCATATACATCACCGATGATATTAGCGTCAGCGGAGTTCCACAGATTCTGGGGGGTATAAGTATGCTCAGAAGCATCTCCGTCATAGAACTGAATGTGCTTGACCTCGCCGGGTGTATTGACGTCGATGTACTCCTGCATAGTGATCGCATTGTTCTGCATTACCTGTGCGCACATCCACTCGATTCTGCGGCGTGTTCTGATTTCAAGTTCCGTGAAATCTTCTGCAAGCAGGCGGATAGCTCTCTGTGCAGGTGTAGAGCCCGTTACAAGAGCCTCGCCGAATCCGCGCTTTGACAGATCGTCAACCGTGAGCGAACGGGATTCTGCTATGTATGCCGGTCTGAATTCGGATAATTCGTAGCCATCGCGTCCAACGCTGATAGCGCCGCCGCGCTCTGCAACGAAACGCGCCATCTTACGCTGTCCGGCGCGCTTATACTCTACAAGCACCTTATCCGATGCAAAAATGTCGTTCCTGCCCGTGGTGAAGTAACGTTCGCTGAAAAACATTGATTCCGGCTTAGCCTTTTCAGCAATAGACTGTAACACATAAGACTGTGTGATGTCAAGATTAACTGCCATTTTGTCCTCCTTGTCAGTTAGAATCGGCGGCGGTAAACTCGATGCCATACTTGCGCAGGGTATCCTTGTCTGCCTCCGTCATCTGGTAGCTGTCCTTCATGATGATCTTGTTGCTGTTGAACTTGCCGCCGATGTAGATGGTCATGTTTACATCTTCGTCAGCCGGTACAGTGATATCATCGGTCAGAATACCGTAAGGCTCAAGCACCTCGCTGTCCGAAGACGAGGCGGTCGTTCCCAGAATCACAAGCGTGCCGTCCTTTGAAGATTTAGCCAGCACTGTGCCGCGCTTAAGCTCTCCTGTGTTCTTGCGGAGCTTTCCGGTGCCGACTCTTAACGCCGGATCCGTCCCGGCGACAAGGTTGTCAGCAGTAACCGTGCCGAGCTTGTTGAGAAGTTCAGTTGTCATTACTTATCCCTCCTTCAGTGCCTCGTCAATAGCTGCTAAAACCTCAGCCTCTTCCTGGGCTTTTGTCTGTTCCGCGCTGCCGTCAGCCTGCGGGGCAACTGCGTGAACATCTTCCACGCCGGAACCGCTGTAATCTGCCTTCATGTCGTTAAGGAACGACTGGCCTTTCCTTGCATTCTCCGACATGGCCTTGTAAGCAAGTTCCTCGGCTGTGCAGGGGTTCTTGTACTTAGCGTCAGCGAGGAGCTCCGGGCTTACCTGTCCGGCGATAGCCTCTATCTTCTCTAAGCGTGTGCGCTCGTCTGCAAGCGCTTTCTGCACAGCGGCGTCCATTGCCGTCTTGTTTTCGTCTGCGTGTTCTGCCTTGTAATCCTCTTCAACGCGTGCAGCGAGTTCGGGATTTTCTTTGCGCAGTTCAGCAAGATTTACTGCCATAGTAGTTTTACCTCCCTCATTGTTGTTTGATTTATTTGCATTGCCTTCGTTTGATTCAGGCTGTAATGCCATGTGGTGTGTCCCTGTAATATTTGGAGCATTATTTACAATCGGTATATTTTCAGGGCATGTTGCTCCGTAAAGCGGCATAAATCTGCCGCTCACATACAGTGCCGTCTTGTCAGCCGATGCAGCTATCTTGACTTCATCGCTCGTTTCAATGAGCTCGTCAACAAAGCCCTGCTCCTTGGCTTCTTTTCCGGTCATAAATGTTTCAGCCGACATCATACTGAGCAGTTCGGCTTCCTCTTTTCCGGTCTTACGCTTGTACGCTGCCAACATGACCTTGTCGTAAGCATCATTGGTCTGTGCCACTTTTCTAAGTTCATCTGCGTTGTAATAGCCAAATACAGGCGCTAATGACTTGTGTATCATTATCAGCGACCCCTCGGACGCCCTGACTGTATCAGCAGCGCACATAATGTGTGAGCCTGCTGACATTGCCACACCGTCAACGGTGCAGGTGATCTGTGTGCCGTTCGCAGCCATTTCACGTAGCTTGTTGTATATGACTATCGCAGTTGTACATGAACCGCCGCAGGAATTGAGCTTTATATCTAACTTTCGGCTCTTGGATATTGCCTTTAAGTCATCTAAAATCTCGCTTTCAACGATGTAATTTTCTTCCGTGGGCTTATTGGTGTCATAGTCAAACGGTCTGCTTTTTACTACCAAACCGTAAAGCACAAGCTCGGCGGTTTCCATATCAGCATCAGCCCTGACCGAATAGCCCTCACGCTCCGCGAAATACGCAGCGCCTTTATTCTTCATCGGCATTTTCTTCATCTCCCTCTTCATCATCGTCAGCGATGTTATTCGTCTGGGCGGGTATAATGTTCTTTATAAGCTCGTTCTCCACCGCAAGAGCAGACATATTGTCCTCCCAGTTTTCGCCGTAGTACTCTCTTGTGATCTGCTCGTTCGTCTTCCAACCGTGCTGAACCAACATGGCATTTGACTCAGCTTCCTTCTTGGGGTCAAGCTGTGTGAGCGCCGGACCGTCCCACCGCGCACCGCACCAAGCCGCTCGGATAAGAGGGTCGTCGAAGAAACCCGGTGCCCTTATCCTGCCGAGTGCAACAGCCTCAGCAAGCCAAGTTTCGTAAATTGGCTGGTTAAAATCGTTATTGACCCAGGAACGCCGCATTTTGATAGCCTCCCACGCTTCTTCAAGAGCGCCCTTTGACGCTGAATAAGACGCAGTGAACTCTTTGAGCAATACCTCATGCGGCATTTCAAGCGCCGCTCCGATCTGCTTAGAAATTGACTTGTTGAATGTTTCATATCCAGCAGTCGGAATGTTCGGATTACCGAACACGATTTTTTCGCCCTTTTTCAACTTAACGATGTTGCCAGGTGCCATTTCCGGCTCGTCCTCGTCTGAATCGCCATCATCAGAATGGTCGAACATCGGCATATCAGTCGAGTCCGTTTCCGTTTCTAGCCAGCCGGTAAAATACGTCTGAATGATTGCCGCTGTAAGTTCGCTTTCCGTGTATCTGCGGTTCTGCAGAAGCATTTCAATGACCGGGGCGAGATACGAAACGCCCCGATACTGGTCGGGACGCTCTGAATCCATGAGCTGTAAAACATTCGGTAATCCGGTCTTTTGGCTGAACGCCTCGACCCTGACCCACTTAATATCCGTAAGCATTGAAGAATACGGATAACCATTGCAGATATGATAGGCTACAACTCTTCCGCTGGCGTCAACCTCAACGCCATCATGAACAGCGTTATCACCACATTTACCCTCTGTCGCCGAAAAAAGACCGTTTGCAACTAAACTCAGCGGCGTACTTATCCGGTCAGCTTCAACAAGCTGAATGCAAAGAGAATATGGATTAAAGCGAGTCGGCTTGCGCCTTTTCAGCAGAACAAACACATCGCCGCTCATCAGCCATGATTTCACGGCTAACTGCTGCATTTCATAGAAGTTGTTTATGCCCAGCGCGTCACATGACGACTTGTTCAGACACCATGCCCGGAACTCTGCCTCGGTGCGCCTGCACCATTGCCTTGCACTTTCCGGCGAAAGTCCAAGCAGTTCCGCGTCAAGACTGCACTTCATTCTGAGTCCCGGACCGACTATCTTCGTGCGATTAGTGTTCACAGCGGCGGCGGCTATCGGAGAAGCCATATATAGCATGCGCCCGCGCTGACGCATTGTTGCATTGTGAAAGTCTATATCCTCAATCGGCGCGCCCGAACGCGCATTGAAAGCCCTTAATGACCTTTTAGTAAGCGATGCTCCAGCGTCGCCGTACCCGCTTGCATGTACATATGAGCCGCTCATAAACGTCCCCCCTTTTTCGTGGAATAACAAAGGCACGCCGTTTGACCGGGCGTGCCTTGATTGTATTAAATTGTAGATTTCACTTGTCGGCAATTGCGGCTCATGCGCCGTTTTTGCCCATAAAAAAAGCACCTCTTTCAAGGTGCTATTTTTTGTATTTTTTAGATTTTTTTGAGATTTTTTTCAAAAAAGCTATTGACAACCACCTTAAAATGTGGTATAATAATATTGTCAGAAGGGAGGTGAAAGCAATGATCGATAAAATAAAAGAGCTCATTAAGCTGCTGGAACAGCTTAACAAGCTCCTTCTCAAGGTAATTGAACTTGCCGGAACGGTTACCTTGTTGGTCTTAGCTATCAAGCAGATCGCAGAAATCTTCTGATAGCAACCGCAGCTGCGGGCGGTTATCCGCAGCCCCCTTCGGGGGTTATCAATATTATACCACGTTTCTGAAAGGAGGTCAAGGGGATATGAAAAATATAGTTAAGTTCGGCGGTCAGCTTCTTATCACGCTCGCACTTTGCGCCGTTCTGGTATTCGGAATAATCGGCGCTGTGAATCTATTCATAAAGTGAGGTTTTCAACATGTTTTTATATATCAAGGAATATCGAAAGCGGGCAAAAATCAGCGTGCCCAAAATGTCCGAAATTACCGGAATACCGATAAGGACTATTGAGGGCTTGGAAAAACGCGGCGACTGCCTTGTTTCCAACGCTCTGAAAATCACCGACGCGCTTGGCATCACCCTTAACGACCTGCTGACACCGCCACCTGACAACGCTGAGTAAGCCGTTTCCACATTCAAAGCGCCTGCCCGCAAGCAGGCGCTTTTTCTTCGGTGAAGAGCCGCATGCGCCGCTACTGCCGCGCACACAGCCCTCGGAGAAATTATGAACTCTGCCGTTAAAGCCCCAAACCGGCAGAAATCAAGGCGCGATCAAATTCGCGCCCTCTTTTCTGCTGATTTTTGAAATTGATTGCAAAATGTATCATCTGTCCGTGGGGATTATGCCCACGGTCTTGCGCGTTGCCTTTCCGTGCAGAATGGCGTCATAGTATGCCTGCCGGTCAACAGCCTCTTCCAGCAGCTCGTCAAGCTTTGTCATGTCGAACTTGGTGATCTCCATGTCGCCGATCTTGTACGACTTGACGCCGCCAGATGTAAGCGACTCCTGCGCCTTGATAAGTTCGTCTATACGTTTTGTATAATGTTCATACATTTTACGAGCTGTATTTTTATTAATCATCGTTATCACCAATCATCGTAAAACTCACTTTTCTTGCGCTTACGCAGCTTTGCTTTCTTCTCTTTCATGGGAATTGACGCATTTTCTTCGCCCGGCTTAGCCGTTCGGAGCTTCTGCTCTATCGCGTCCCAGTCAGGCGAAAGTATCTCGCACGCCGCAAGATTGTAGTTCCGGATATCAAAAGCCTCGTTGCGCTCATGTCCGGGGATCTTCTGCCATTGCCAGGGGTGTTTCAGTTTCGGAACATACGCAAGGTGTTCCGACATCAGCTGTTTAAAGAATTGCTTGCCGTAATCGTCGCGCAAGGGAAAGTGACAGTAGTTAGCGCCGGGCGACTGAACGCGGAGGTTGTCCACGATCTTCTGCTTGCCGGCGTTAACGCCTATCTCATACACCCACACCTGCCCGATAACCTTGCCATTGACCACGATTTTTTGTTTCTTAGGCGGCGCGGTGTACGGTATATCCGGACGGTTCGCGCCCTTTATCGCAAACACATGGTCATATTGACGGGCAAGACAGTGCTGGCGGACTTCCTGTGTAAAGTGTCCGCCCTCGTCGATAAAAGTAAGCGAGATTTGCAACGAAACCCCGCTTTTAAACTTGTATTTATGAGATAATACCTCGTCAAGCCGCTCCCAGACTTCCTCTGTGTCAGGGCGTCCAAGGATAACGCCTTTCTTTATGCCCCATGTTTCACCGTATCGCCGGTGTCCCACGACCTCATATTCTAGTCGGTCGTCCTGTGTATCCACACCGCAGGTGAGCAACAGTACGCCGTCCGGCACTTCTGCCTCATAGACTTCACGCCGCGCCATAACATCATCTTCTGATGCCATGTCGCCGCGCTCTTCCCAGAGCTCGCCGAACTGCGTATTATACACGACCTGCAGCTTTGCGGAGTCTGTCCCCGCCTGCAGGAACTGTAATATTATCGACTCCCAGGTTGCCCACGGTGAAACCCATGCGGTCAGCCAGAACGACCGTGTTTTGTGGTGTTTTCTGGCTTCCGGGACTGTTGCGACCCATTTAGCAGGCTGACTTTTCATCGTGTGTTCATCAGAAATGCCACCGCATTCCGGGCACACATAAAACAGTTCCGTGATGTGGAATATCTTCTTGTCGCCCTTTTCGGCTGCCTCGTACTCAAATCTGATATTATCAAATGTGATCTCGACATATTCGCCGCAATGGGGGCATTGGGTTTTCCACCGCTCCATCGTGCCTAAGTTGTAAGAATTTTCGATAGCTGACGCCCCTTTTACAGTCGGCGTTGAAACCTCGACCATCTTCTTGTTGTAGAACGTTCGCGTTCTTGCAACAGCCAGCTCCCACGGGTCGCCCTCAGAGCCTGCACTCGTCGCCCACCTGTCGCGCTCGTCACCGAAAACGTAACGAATAGGCATTGAAGAAAGATCGTGCGCCACGTTCGAACCAGTCATGACGAGCACGCCGCCGGGGAACGACTTCTGCCGCTTGGTGTTCGCTGCGTCGCGTGACTTGGGATCAGCGACTTTGCGCTTAAGGCAGCGCGTTTCACGGATCATCGGCGCAATTCTCATTTCCGAGTAACGCTTAACATCGTCAATCGTGGGCTGTATCAGCAGTATCGGTCCGGGGTCCTGGTCTATGCTGTATCCGACCATGTTGTTAATGGTTTCAGACTTGCCGACCTGCGACGCGGCGACAACTACGATATGCTCGATAAGCGGGTCAGTAAAACTGTCCAGGATATCAAACATATACGGAGTTCGCGACGTCCGCCACTTGCCGACTTCCGCTGATGACTCGGAGGTAAGCCGGCGGTTCTTGTCCGCCCACTGCGATACTGTAAGGTCTTCCGGCGGCTTCATGCCGCTAAGGATCTTCGCAAGGCAGGCGTTCAGCTTGTTCACCCGATCTTTTTCTGATTCTCGGAACACACCGCCACCTCCCGCCGCTCAAACCCCTTTCTGACACACGGATTTATTGATATTATCGCCCGAATTAAAGCCGCATAGGGCTTGGTGGGTACGGTGGGAATCGAACCCACATGATCCGGATTAAAAGTCCGGTGCTCTACCATTGAGCCATGCACCCGAAAAGGCGGGAACGGCGGGTCCTGCCCCGCTGGCACTTTTCCTGTGTGAGATTAGCACCTAACTGCACACAGAAGATCTTGCGCGTCATCTTGCCGCGCTGCGTTCCCGTGTTGCGGTTGTTGCCTAGCACAACAGCCGCTTTCGACATTTGAAAGGACAACCCCTGCCGTTCATGTGCAGCGAGGGTCGATAGGTAGGCGGCAGCGGGGATCGAACCCGCCGGCAGTGGGCTGAACCAGTATAAATACTGACTTTTTACCATAACCGTATCCCGACATATACCACCGTCCCAAGACAGCAGGTCGGACTTGAACCGCCGACATAGGGATTGCGTCCCCCGCTCTGCCAACTGAGCTACTGCCACACGAACACCACAGTTCCACCTCGGATAGTGCGCTCCCGCATTACCTCTGTTTCACCGCGAACGGATGAGTAGTCCGCGCCTGTGCCGTGTATTGTGTACGCAACGTCTTGACAAGAGCCTGCGGATTTGCACCGCACGCGCTAAGGCGCGGCACTGTGCGGCTCTGAAATCTGCGCAGGGTCAAAGGAGAAAGCCCCTGCGCCTTGTATCGTCTGCGCGGTGTTGCAAGCCCGCGCTATTACTCTGTTTGAATCGAACAAAAATACCGCTTGGGCGCGGTGATCAGACTGGTTGAATGTTGGCTCTGTGTCCGTCGCCTCAAACGGTATTTTTTCGATTATATTGTATCACAAATATAAAGGGACATGGGGGACATTCGGGACAAATTGCAAAAATATCTGAAAAAGATATTATCAAAAATAGAAAATGCCCCGCAAAATCAGATGAAATCTGACTTGCGGGGCAGACTATCAAAAAAAACCATTTGTCTGCGGAATCCATTATGATCAGATGGTTTCCACACAGCAAAAGAAGTATTTGGCAGATATTCTTTGGAAAACTCCAATTGAACTCTCTATAAGACCTAAGCCAAACAAATCAGATAAGATCTGACTTGCTGGATTGTATGACTAATGCATTAGCAGCCATTGATCATTCTTAGTTCTTCCATTAGCCCTTTCTGTAAAACCTTTGAAAAGTTGATTCCTGCCTTTTCAGCCTCATCATTAAGTTTTCCAGGAATGGTGCAATTCTTTTTTACGCAACGGTTTTCCATGCTTCGCTTATACGCTTCAATATCAGCGTCGACAAGAGAAACAAATGCATTTTTGTCATTGGTTATGATTGTACTTAATTCAGATGCATTGGGTATTTTCGTTTTTTCTTTTTCTAGTTGGATTACTTTTATACATATTCGTTCCCGTGCCATTTCTATTGCGTTTTGAATTGATTTTCCCTGTGTCATAACGTCGAGATCAGGAACCTCAACGAAATATGGGACTTTGTCTTTGGTTTTGTGGAATATTACCGGATAAACCATTTTTGTGCTCATATATTACAACTCCTTTCACCCCGCCTTTATGCTCCCCTTTCGGGGAGCTTGCGGTTACTTGAGATTATGCTTCTTTATAAGCGCCTTAGCAAGAGCTTCATTGATCTCACGATGTCTTGGGATTGCTTCTGTTTGATTGCCTTTAGTCCAAACATCATGATTTCCGCCATTACGCTCAAAAATCCAGCCGTTTCTCTTGAACAACCGCTCAAGATCAGCCTTTTTCATATTGTACCTCCTTTCTTTTATATTATACGCCTTTTATACGCATTTGTCAAGAGGTAACAAAAATAAAATCATGAAAATATGAGCAAACCCAATCGCAGACTGATTTCATACAAGAAATTATTCTTCATCGTCATCATCGAAGTCAGCGTCAAGTTCGCGGTTAGTCCGCTGACGCACCAGCTCGTCATATCTTTTCGGATCATACTTGTATTCGGATAAGTCCTTAAGGATCTCATGCACCTCATGCTCAATGATCTTCTGCACCTCCGCCGGCTCGGAGGACGCAGCGCACTCAGTGGCACATCTTCCGGCAAGAGCCACAAGCCCGCCGCGAACAAAGTAGAGCAGGTCAGCGGTCATTTTCTGTACGTCCTCTGAACGGTGCATTTTGCCCTGGAACTCCTTTGCCTGCATTTCCGCGATGACCGCCTTGGACTCCTTGAGTTTTGCCTCTGCCTTTTTCCGCTTAAGCTCCACATCGGCGGTATCTTCATCGCTCCGGCGTGATTCCAGCGATGCGCAATAAGCCCTCATGGTCTGCGTAAAGTCGTAGAGCGCACCGTGCTTTGTCTTGGTTTCCTTGATGATTCCACGCGCTGTTATGTCGCGGATCCATGACGTAGTCTTTCCGGTCGCCGCTACAATGTCGGCGGTCTTCACGAATATCTGCGCCCCGGCTTTCAGCGAGTATATGATCTCCGCCGGCTTCAAGTTCGCGGGACGTGCGTCCTGTGCCGCCTCTGTACGCGCTTCTTCCTCCATATCCTCCAGCCTTGCCGCCGCGTCAAGCACCGCGCTGTCACTGCTCACAGAGGGAACATCAGCCGCTTTCCTGCGTGGAGTGCGCGCCGGCTTATCCGTGGCGGCTTCCGGAGCTGTTTTCTTCTCAGTCTTACACTTGGTATCCGCACTCCCTTTGGCGGTGCTTGTAGTCTGTTTTGCTCCGCTTTTCGCCGTTTTCTTGCCGCTAGGCGTGGTTTTTGCGGTACCCTTGGTGGCTTTTGCCCCGCCCTGAACTGGCTTTGTATCCACCTCCGACGCTGTTTTTTTGACCTCGGTTTCCTGTGCTTTTTTCCTTGCCATTTTCTATACCCCCAAAAATATTTTTTCAATTCAAGTGACCCGTTTTTTTCTCCATGACTAGGCGAAAATTGGGCGTCGGCGAGCCTCACCTCACCCCGCCCCCGGGTCACAGTACCTTGAGGGGGCGTTCACATCGGCAAAAGGCAGGAACAGCGCCCTTGCGCCGTTCTCTGCCATTTTATTGATGCCGTGTTGAGGTATCAGTTGTACTCTTTCAGCAGGATAGCAAGCGCCTTTTCCGCTTCTGATGTCTGAGGCTCGACGTCCTCGCCTCGGTCGTAGTTGTACACCACTTTGCTGTCCTGGACAAGTGTTAGCTTTGAGATCCTGCCGTTGTCAATTCCGAACTGGCTTTCGTTCTCATAGTGTTTCACCCAGTAGCTCACCGATGTCATACCGCCGTTGCCGCTCGGTATTCCTATTGTTCCCTGTGTCCACATATTCTTCTCCTCCTGCTTGATGTGTATTTCCTTTCGGTGTGTCCATATTAACTCTAAAGGGACGAAATTGCAAGCGATTGCAAAAGAATATCCTGCACAAAGATTTCGCAGATATCATGTGTATTTTACCTGCTGTAGCAACGGTGAATGATGTCGATGATCTTGTTCTGCTCCTCGGCTGACACTCCGATACTCTTCAGAGCCTCTCTTGTGCCGCATTCCGGGCAAATGAGTGTGTGGCCATCATCGCGCGATATTGCAGGCGGTGCGGTATAAATCGCGCTGCACTTGGGGCATTGCGCCGCTCTTCTTGGTGTTGTTTCTTTCATAGTGCTGCCTCCTTGCTTCTCTTTACTGCGTCCATCAAGATATTGATATCAAATCCGAAATCTTTGTAGCCTTCTCTGCAGGTGTTGATGTACACCGGACTCGGTACTCCTATCCGCCTATCCTCATGCATAATGTAGGCAAAGCAGTCGTGAACGCCCAAGTCCTCGCTGTCCTTGCCCCATATCTGCTGTCGGAATTCCTTCTTGTAGTAGAATGCGGGGAAACCCTCGTAGCGGTCTAAGGCGCTAATGTCGCGCTCTGTGACCGCCCATACGCCCACGGGCACGCTAGAGCCTTTGCGCCGCTCAATGGTCAAGTATGCCCCGGTCTTGCTCCCTTTGAAGAGGAGCTCATAGTCTTTGATTTCAGCCGTTCCGTAGAATTTTGCGTCTGGACAGCGTATGATCATCTGAACAATGTTGAGGTTGCTGCCATAAGCCAAGTAAAGTTTTTCTTTCATAACAATACGTCCTTTCTGAAGAATTGCCCTTCTACCACCCTAAGACCGCCGAAGCGGTCAGGGGCGGTTTGCCGGGGTCATGCTGTTCTGCCGTTTCGAAAAGCTCCATCGCCGCTCAGACGGTTTGTGAAAGTTTCTCTTGCGGTCTTGAACTCGTTCCCGATAAATCCAAGGCGAAGGAGCCAAGTGCGCATCGCGTATTTAGGGTTGTCCACCTGCTGGGGCTTGGGGCTTGCGCTCTTTGCGTTCTTTGCCATCGCACTGAGCGCTAAGCAAAGCTGTATGTAGCTCTTGAGCTGTCCTGCGTGAAGCCCATTCTGCTTTGTGCCGCTCGGTGCGTCGAATTGGAAAAGCCTGAACTCAACCGTGCCCTTGGTGAAAGTGGCGTGCAGGTTAAGCATGTGGTATCTGCTGTCGTTGTAGTGCGCTGACCGGCCGTAGCTTGCATTCTGGCTCGTGTACCAGATGTCCGCAAGCTCTGCCATGGTCTGGGGCTTTTTGCGGTTGAGCTGTTCGAGGAATGCGGGGCTTACCGTGCGGCAGTAGCGGTTCATTCTTCCTCTGTCGAGGTTGAGGGCGCTTGCTAAAAGGCTTTCGTGGCTTGCCATTATATTGGCGAGGTTTCTGAGGCTCTGAGGCGTGTGTCCCTGTGCGCCGATGTGAACGTGTACCCCGCAGCCCCTTGTTGCGTCGCTCTTGGCTCCTGCCTTGCGAAGTCGGCGAATGAGTTCCTGAAGTGTTTCGATATCGCTGTATGTAAGGACTGGAGTTACCATTTCGCACTTTTCACCGTCAGGTCCGTGAATGCTTACGTCTTTCTGGAATTTCCACTCGCGCCCCTCGCTGTCCCAAGCGGAGAAGGTGCAGTATCCGTTGCGGCCGGCGGTGTTTTCGTGGCGGTGCGTTCCGAAGAACTCAGCGGCGATCTGCGCGGCTTTCGCTCTTGTTATGTTGTTCATCTCGACCTCAACGCCTATGGTCTGGTTCTTAATGCCCTCGATCTGTACCTGTGTGTTTTTCATTGTCGTGTCCTCCGTTTGGCTTTGTTTTCCCTTTCGGTGTGTACATATTAACTCTAAAGCGAGATAATAGCAAGCGGTTTCGGAACAATATATTGCACGAAATGTACAGAGGAATTATGTGTATATTATGCCGCTCGGTGCTGCCTGCTGACCAGCTATATATTAACTCCGAAAGGGACACATATCAAGAGAATAAACTCACAAACTTTCAACATTCAACTGTGAATAGTAAACAATGCCCGAAAGGACGAAGAAAACGCAGGGCAAAGCAACGCCGTTCCCCCACAGCTTGTATTCCGCTGAATCGCTGTGAGGACTTTTAAGCCATGCGCGAAGCTGCTTATCTGACTTTGCCTTCTTCGAGCCGCTCGTTATATTACGATGGGTTTCAAATACCTGCCGCCAGAATTCAAGCTCACCATCGGTCGGCTCCGCTGTTCCGAGGTCGGCGCACCACCAATCCGGAAAGCCTTGCAGCCGGGCGCACTCCGTAGGCATGAGCCGCCGGACGATGTATTGAGGTTCTTCCGCAACGGTCGGTGGATCCTTATAATCAGATGCCACAAGAGTGCCTGCAACATTCTCGGTAGCTTCTGTGTGGTATGAGTTCTTGCTCGTGCTGTACACCCGCGCTGGAGAAAAAGCTACAGCGTGACGGTCGGTAGCATTCAGCGTGAAAGAAACGTCCTCGTTCACTCCGCTGCCTTTCGGACCGTTCTTGTCCGACCTGCCTATCATCGAGCCTTGAACGGATACAACAGCGACCCCGCCTTGGTTGGAATCCGGCGCATTACCGCCGGTATCTATTGTCCGCGACGTAGTAGTTTCATAGCAATTATGCCTGGCATTCTTTGTTCCCTCGGAGGTAAACCTTACATCAAAACATCTCGTTTCTTTGGTCACAACAAACGGCTGATTGTTCCCGCCCATTCCATAGGTCGAACTTACTGTCGGAGCGACATCAAGCGGTCCGGTATACCGTGTGTCCTGTGAATGATTTTCGTAGACAGTTGCTGGTATCGTCCCAGCGCGGAGCGTGGGCGAAGTTTCTTCCTCGTAGCCGATTCCGCGTGCTTTCGCCGAATGCTCCGCGCAAAAGCCGGCAGCGTTCATTAAGCCCCCGCTTGCCGCTCCAATGCCGCCCTCATCATATTTTTCTTCAAGCTGATC